GCGCCGCTGCCGTACGTGCTCATCGCCCATCATCCCCTCTTACTTATTTTTCATGAAACTTTGCTTGCTTCTTTCATGAAGCTATGCCCCTAATCGCAGCCATAGCCTACCGCGTCAAGCATCAAGCTCGGCGCGGCCTTAAGCGGAGATCGCAGGCGGAACCGTTGCCATGATCAGGTGTTCATGAGCCGGTGCCCATTTCCCGGCTCAGACGCCGCACCAACCAACAATCAAAGGCTCCCACTCCGAGAAAGCCCCGGCCTCACCCGCCGGGGCTCTTTTTTCGTGCTTGCCCACAGAAATATGTTGCGCTAGGCTATATGCTGTAGGTGAGAGATGAGCAGTGTGGAGCATGTGAGCGTGGAGCGTGAAAAATGGCGGTATCCTTAGCATCCTTGAGGCATGGCGGAGACCTTAAACCGCCCATCATCGTGATCTTTGGCCCGGGTGGCGTTGGCAAAACCACTCTCGCGGCCGGAGCCCCTGACCCCGTTTTCATCTGGACCGAGCGCGGCTCGGGGCGTCTCGATGTCCCCGGCTGGGAGGTTAGTTCGTTTGCCGAGGTCATCGACGCCAGCTCCAGCCTTTACTCAGAAGAGCATAGCTTTAAAACCGTCGTCATCGATAGCCTGGACTGGCTTGAGCCTCTGATCTGGGCCGAGGCTTGCCAGCGTCATGGCTGGAAATCCGTCGAGGACCCGGGCTATGGCCGAGGCTACGTGGCGGCGCTCGGCATCTGGCGCGAGTACCTCGAAGCGCTCAATGCGCTCCGCGACGACAAGGGCATGACGATCGTCGAGCTGGCTCACTACGTCATCAAGCGCTTTGATGCGCCTGACAACGAACCCTACGACCGCTACCTGATCAAGCTGCACGAGCGCGCTGGTGGGTTGGTGCAAGAGCATGCTGACGTTGTCGCCTTCGCCAACTACCGTGTCTCGATCGCCAAGGCCGATGCCGGCTTCGGCAAGAAGGTCGCCCGCGCCGTCGGCGGCGGCCAACGCGTCCTCTATCTGGAGGAACGCCCTGCCTTCCATGCCAAGAACCGGCTGGGCTTGCCCGCTTCGATCGACCTGCCGAACATCACCGACGCCTGGCAGCACCCAGAAAAGATCTGGGCCGTGTTGGCCGAGCACCTGCCCGAAACCGAACCAACCAAGCGTGACGCAGGAACAACCCCGACACCCATCAAGCGTGGAGCCAGAACCCATGTCTGACCTCGATTTCGATGCGACTACCGTCCAGCCTCAGACACCCTTTGAGGTGCTGCCGCCCGGAAAATACGTCTGCCAGATCGTCGCGAGCGAGATGCGCCCGACCAAGAGCGGGGACGGCGCCTATCTCTGGCTGGAAGAGGAAATCCTCGAAGGCGAGTATGCCGGCCGGCGCGTGTTCGACCGGCTGAACATCCAAAACGCAAACGTGCAGGCGGTTGAGATCGCGAACCGCACCCTGTCGGCGCTCTGCCACGCGATCGGCGAGTTGAAGGTTACGAACTCCGAGCAGCTGCACTTCAAGCCCTTCGTGGCGACCGTGCGGGTGCGGCCGCCGTCCGATGGATATGATGCCTCAAACGAAGTGCGTGGGTATGCGCCAGTCGGCGGCAGCGCGCCGGCGAATGGCGGTGCAACGCGGACGCAAGCGGCGCCTGCGGCAAAGCCAACGGTAGTCGCCGGGACGGCGGTAAAAACGCCGCCCTGGCGGACGCACAAAGGATAATGGAGGAAACCATGACCGACCTCGGGTCGAACAGTGACCGCAGTGCCTTGATCGCTCAGATTGTGATGCAGTTTGCGCAGATCGAAACGGACAAGTTGGCTACGCGCGAGGATGAGAAGGCTGTTACGGTCTCGTGCAAGGAAGCGGAGCTTACCAAGGCCGAAGTGGCAGCAATCAAACGCGTCGCGAAGCTGCAGGTGATCGGCAAGCTCGACGCCGAGCGGGAGAAGAATGCCGCCATGCGGCTCGTCAGCAAGGCGGTCGGCGTGGACCTCTTCGCTTGGGCCGACGCGCAGGTTTAACCTAATGGCCGAGCTGCCGCCGCCTCAGGCACGTACCATCGAGGCGATCTATCGCGCGTATGAGGAAGACCGGAAGGATAGCTTCCGGCCTCACCTCGGCGCGTCGCAAATCGGTGAGGATTGTGAAAGGGCACTCTGGCTCAGCTTCCGCTGGGCCAGCCGCGCCAAGCATACAGGGCGGATGCTGCGGCTCTTTGAGAGCGGCGAGTTGGAAGAAAAGCGGCTGATCGCGAACCTTCGACGGATTGGGGTCGAGGTGCTCGACCTCGATCCGTCGACCGGGCGGCAGTGGGTGGTCTCAGCCTTCGGCGGGCACTTTAGTGGTTCGATGGACGCGGTCGCGCTCGGCGTGCTGGAAGCGCCCAGGACCTGGCATCTGGTCGAGGCCAAAACTTTCAATGTGAAATCGTTCAAGAAGCTGGTTGAGAAGGGCGTTGAGTTGGTTAAGCCGATGCATATACATCAAATGCAATGTTATATGCATTTGGCTGGGCTTGAGCGTGCGCTCTACATCGCGGTTTGTAAGGATACCGACGAGCTGCATGTGGAGCGCATCCACTACGACCGCGCCCTTGCCACTCGGATTTTAGACAAGGCTCAACGGATCATCTTCGCGCCGCGCCCGCCTGAGAAAATCTCGCTCGATCCACAGTCGTTGTTATGTAGGTTTTGTGTGCACCTCGATGTATGTCAGGGTCGTGAGACGCTGCCCGAGCGCAACTGCCGGACCTGTCTGTCCTCAACACCGCTGCCCGAAGGTGGCTGGCGCTGCGAGCGCTGGGATGAGACGCTCGATGAGCGTGCCCAGAAGCTTGGGTGCCCGTCTCATCTCTATGTGCCGGACCTGGTGCCGGGACGGCAGATCGATGCGGGCGAGGCATGGGTCACGTACGTGATGGATGATGGCACTGCCTGGCGTGACGGCTTCGTCGACGCCGAGGTGCCGCTGGCGGAGTTACCACTATGATTGAGCCGTCGATTAAGATTGTTTTGCCGACTACGGGGGAGGTCATACAGTTCAACGGGCAAAAGTTGGCGTCTGGTCAGGTGACCAGGATTGCGCTCGAAATTCCTCAGAGCATGTCATTTGAGGAATGGGCTCGGCTTGGCGAGGCTTTGGTTACAGCCGAGCAATCAGTCATGTGGTGGATTGGAGACTGGTGGACTTATGGCGAGCACCGCTACGGTGAACGATCAAAAATTCTCGGACAACTAAAGGAGGCTGGTTACAATCCGCCTCGGCTTGAAACCTGCATTCGTGCTGGGGTCATATCTAAAAAGTTTAAAACAGATCGCCGGCGATCTGTTCTTTCACACGCTCACCACGTGGAAGTCGCGAGCTTGGACCCTAAACAGGCCGATTGGTTTCTTGACCGAGCGCAAACTAGCGACTGGACCAGGAAAGAGCTGCGTGACGAGGTTCGCCGATACAAGCTTGAGGCCCTGCGTCGGCCAGGCGATCGAAAATATGAAACACAAACGGTCGATGACCTTTTTGCATTGATTACGGCTGACAAACAATTTGGCACGATCTATGCGGATCCGCCATGGCCATACGGTAACCAGGCCACCCGCGCATCGACCAAGAATCACTACAAGGCGCATAATGATCTTTCAATCGAGGACATCTGCGCTCTGCCAGTAAATCAACTTTCGGCAGATGCAGCCCATTGCCATCTCTGGACCACGAACGGTTTTTTGCGCGAAGCCTTCGACGTGATGGAGGCATGGGGCTTTGCATATAAATCCTGCTTCATTTGGGTAAAGCCAGATTTCGGTATCGGAAACTATTGGCGTGTTGGCCACGAATTCATGCTTTTCGGCATTAAGGGCAAGGCGCCATTCGGCGACAATTCGCAGCAGAGTTGGGTATACGAACAAGCCGGAGAGCACAGCGCAAAGCCACCGAGCGTGCGACGCATCCTTGAGCGCACAAGTCCAGGCCCGCGTCTTGAATTATTTGGCCGAAAAGAAGTAGACGGATGGACAGTATGGGGAAATGAAGTAGAACGCAAGAACTTCGACGTAACTACTTTTGACTTTGGAGATGAGCGATGACGAAAGGGCTTTTCCCAGATGACGTGATGCCAGCGGCTTCTAGCCTGCCAAGCTATACTTACACAAAATTCGCTCAGGGACGCGAAAGCAACATATCTGGTCAATTTGTCGAATCATGTATTATCCAACTGGCAGAACAGCGCGGATATAAAATCTGCAATAATCAGCGGTCTATGAGCATACAAGGTGACCTGTTAATGCAGGATGAACGTCTGTTAATGAAAAATGTAGGGTATAAAGATCTAATTGGCAAAAAAGCCTATACAGAATTTTTGATCCTTGCTTATGGCAGAAAGATCAGAATTGATTGCAAAGGCCAGAATATAGCCGGCAGTACCTATCAAAAAGTTGGCTGGATGTACTTGGACGCCGTCAACGCTATGCCTGAAAAAGAAATAATTTACGTGGTTCACGGTAGCGATAAAACATGGAGACGTGCATACAGATGGTTGCGTGAAGAATGCCGTCATCTTAGAAAGAAGATAATTTTGGTGCTCACGCTCGAGGAATATCAAATCTGGTTCAAACATTTTGACGAAGGCAAGAAGTAATGTGCGCCAATATCCCCTACTGATGACGCCTGAGGAGGGAGCAAGTAAGCATGACACCGATTTCTGAGCGTCGATTTGCAGCCTTGGTGCGCCGCCCGCTACCTAGCTTGCATGCATATTTATATCGCGAGATGGAGTGGTACGCGGGTGACGGCGAACGGTTGCTTGGCACTATCGTCCTTGATCGGGTCGACAATGACCACTCGTGGGTAGTGATGTGCCAGGACGCGACTGGGGCGTATCGCGCCACCGAATGCGACGCATCGTTGCCTACCCTGGAAAAAGCAAGACAAGCCTTAGAGGAAGCGATGGCGCGAGCATTAACACGTAGCATCGATGAACTTCGGGCGGCACAGAACCGAACGCCCGACGGGCTGACGAAGGAGCAGACGATCCGGTTAGTCGAGGTGATGGCCGAGTATGACGCCTTGATGCGCAAGGAAAACCCATGACCACGGAATATGAAATTCGAACCATCTCCCTGAGCAACGGGTTCGTCCTGCGCAAACGGGGCGAACTCTATGGGCTAGTGCCACGAAGAACATACGGCTATCCTCTCCGATTGGTTACCTTTGGCA